CAATCTACAACAGTCTCTAGTAAAGGTCTCATTTGAGAAGACCGATGGATCAATGCGTACCATGACGTGTACTCTAGACTCTACGTATCTTCCTGAAAGCAATAGTTCAGAATCTTCTAAGAAGAATTTCAATAGTGTTGCTGTATGGGATGTTGACAAGAATGCTTGGCGGTCGTTCCGTTATGATTCTGTAAAGTTTATCTCATATAAGGCTTGAACATGACAACTGTAGTTGACGGTAAATGGATTGATAGTCATATGACTCAAAATGCCGCTGGTGGTACTGAGTTAATGACTCACCGACTTATTCAGTATGTAAATGCTGATGCTTTAAAGGGGTGCCAAATCCACCTTTCTCGTGTGACTACAGGGTTGGACCCTGCCAAGAAACAGTTTCTCTACCTGCACGATTTGCATAACGATCCTGCTTGTGATCATCTTAGTTTATCTGCAGATAGGTGGGATGCAATTATTTTTGTATCGCACTGGCAGCGCCAACAGTTCCATAACAAGTTTACAAACTTGGATTGGAACAAGACTCATGTCATCAATAATGCAATTGAGCCGTTGAAGATGACTACAACAACAGATGGGCCTATTAGGCTCATCTATACATCTACACCACATCGTGGTCTTGGTTTGCTCTTTGAAGTATTCAAGCATATTTCAAAGCATTTCGATGTGCGACTAGATGTATTCTCGTCCTTTAAACTTTACGGATGGGAAGAACGAGACAAACCTTTCCAAAAGTTGTTTGATGAACTTAAGAATCATGAACATATTACCTATCATGGCTCAAAGTCAAATGATGAAGTGAGAGAAGCTTTAGAATCAGCAGACATTTTTGCATATCCTTCAATCTGGCCAGAAACCAGTTGTCTATGTCTTATTGAAGCTATGTCTGCAGGTTTGACATGTGTGCATTCTTCTCTGGCTGCATTGCCTGAGACATCTAAGGGAATCACATGGCAATATGATTTCACAGATGATATGCAAACTCATGCAAATAGATTCTTTAATAAACTATATACTGTTTGTTCTCTCTATGATACTAATGGTCGAGAGTTTATGAGGACAAATGGTTATTACGGTAAACAGATTGTAGATTCTATTCACAATATGAATAAGTTTAAACAGTCTTGGGAAACCTTACTTCAGACTACTAAGAAGAACTAAAGGAGAAATGAATGAACACGAAGCTTGAACAGATTAACCGACCTCCTGGCAAACCTTTAACTCCTCAGGAGAAAAAGGAAGAGACAATTAAGAAGGCCAAGAAGTTAAGAGCTGGCAATCTTAATGTGAAGACAATTGAAAAGTAATCATTGACAATAATCCTAAAGTTGTTAGAATAGACTTTAGGATGGAGTAACAAAATGGCTATTATTATGGATATGAGCAATGTGGTTATCTCTACATTGCTCACCCAACTTGGTAAGCATACAAATGCAGATATTGATGAGACAATGCTTAGGCATATGATTCTGAATACAATTCGATCCAACCGCAAAAAGTTTCATTCTGATTACGGTGAATTAGTTCTTGCTGCTGATGATAAGAACTATTGGAGACGTAAGATCTTTCCTTACTATAAAGCTCTCAGGAAACAGCATCGAGAAAACTCAGATATTAACTGGAAGCAAATCTTTGAAACTCTTGAACTTGTAAAGAATGAGATCCGACAAAACTTTCCATATAAAGTTATTCAAGTAGAAACAGCAGAAGCAGATGATGTTATTGCTTCTATTTGTATGGAATATGGTCAACAGTTAGTCTCCGGTGAAAAGTTCCTGATAATTTCAGCAGACAAGGACATGACTCAACTTCAGAAGTTTGCTAATGTAGATCAATGGGATCCGATCCGCAAACGTTGGATGAAGAATACCGACCCTGACCAAAATCTATTTGAGCACATTGTTAGGGGTGATGGTGGTGATGGTATTCCTAACATTCTTTCTGCAGATGATGTCTTCATTACTAAAGAAAGACAAAAGTCTTTAACACAAAAGCGAATTGTTGAGTTAAAGAAAGGTATAAATAACTTCGACAATGAAGTACAACGCAACTTTAAACGGAATCAAATGTTGATTGATTTTGATTACATTCCACCGGAAATCAGAACTAAAGTTCTTGAGCAATACAATACACCAAAGAATGTAGGAAGAGAAAAGTTGTTTAACTTCTTTATTGAAAAGCGACTTCGTAATCTCACTGAAGTAATCCAGGACTTTTGACAATGAAACTTTCAATCTCAGAAATCCTTTCTTTAGCAGGAAAGGCAAAGACTACAAAAGAAAAGGTTAGTGTTCTTCTAGCCAATCAATCTGAACCATTAAGAACAATCTTACGATTGACATATGACCCTAAAGTAGAATGGCTTGTTCCAACTTCTACACCTCCTTATAAGCCTTCTGAATCATTTGAAGCCCAAGGAATGCTTTACTCACAGACTAGACGATTAAAGATCTTCCATAAAGGTGGGGGTTATGATACTCTGAATCAGATCCGCAGAGAAGTATTGTTTGTAGAGCTATTAGAGTCTGTTGATAAGGATGATGCTCTTGTTCTTGTTGATATGTTAACAAACAGTAAGTTCAAGGGTCTAACAGAAAAGACAGTCAAAGAAGCATTTCCGGAGTTGTTCTAAAAATGTCTAAGAGTGATAAAATGAAGACCTTTCGTGAATGGTATAATGAAGAAGATGAAGAAGAAAACACGAACAATAAGAATAAAGCAAAGAACAATAGGCATAAGCGTAAAGAAATGAGAATGGAAAATGCTCTTCGCAAAAAGGACATCGACTATTACGTAGAAGAAGATGATTGGGAAGATTATCGTTAAATGAGGAGTATTCATCATTCCTATATATAGTTATCGCAACAAAAAAACCGGTGAAGAGTTCAATTTGTCTATGTGTATTAGTGACATGGAAACATTTGAGCAATTGAATAAGAATACATTTGAGCGAGTGTTCATGCCACTTAACATCGGTGATCCAATCAAACTTGGTATTACTCGAAGTCCTTCAAGTTGGAATGATCTTGTTAAGACCATAAAGAAAAGGAATCATGGTTCTAACATAAATCATAAGAACGGTGAGCTTTAAAGTTGAGTAGATTAGTAAAGTTTGAAAGTCTAAATAGTTAACTAGTTTTTGAAGAGTGGCATTGTTTGCCACTCTTTTTTGTTATGTGCCCTTTAACAACAGAGGTACAAACTCATGAGAAGAAAACCTAAGGATACCGGACAAGATAAGAAAACATTGTCTCCTGTAACAAGAAAATCTAACAGTACCGGACTAACTAAGAAACCACCATTCTCTCCCATGAACGAAAACCAAAAATTAGCCTATAAGTTATGGAAAGATGATTATAATCTTATGCTTTTAGGTACTGCAGGTTCTGGAAAAACCTATCTAGCATTAAACTTTGCTTTAGAGAAAATAGAAGATTCATCTAGTGGTTACAAAAAAATTATAATTGTTAGAAGTGCTGTTTCTGTAAGAGACTTAGGGTTTATGCCTGGCAGTGCTAAAGAAAAAATGAGACACTATGAAGCTCCATATTATTCAATAGTGAATGAAATATATGGTAGGGGTGATGCATATGACATCATGAACCAAAAGAATAAGATATATTTCACTCCTACTTCATTCCTTAGAGGTGTTACATTTGATAATAGCATTATCATCGTAGATGAATGCCAGAACTTGTCAGGGTTGTATGGTGAGTTAGGAACAATCATCACCAGAAGTGGTGTTAACTCCAAGATTATCTTCTGTGGTGATACAAAACAAGATGACTTGACTAGTGAAAGGTTTAAAGAAACTTCTGGACTAAGAGAGTTTATTAAAGTCACAGACAAGATGACAGAGTTTAGATCTATTATCTTTACTCCGGATGATATTGTAAGAAGTGATATAGTCAAAAGCTTCATTGTATCCAGAGAAGCATATGAGATTGAAAACTACAAATAAATAAATAAATCAAAACTCATCTAACAAAAGTTAAAAAAGTTGTTAGATGAGTTTACATCTGCTGCAACTGTTATCAATGCTATAGATCTTAAAGTAGATGTGCTTGATCCTGATGGCAGTGTATTTGGTCAAGTTTATTATTATACAATGTATACTTAAATAACTAAATACAAAGGTTTAATCAATGGTTTATAATCCTACATTAAGATTGGTAAAGGGTTCGGTTCTTACTTGGCAAGAACTAGATGCAAACTTTACTAAATTGCTTGGCGAATTTACTGCTATCAATAATACAGTTGTTGCATTAGATGGTCGTATTGATCTTCTTGAAGATCAAAGTTTGATTAGTTATTTGCCAGTTGCTGGTGGAACTCTTACAGGGTCTTTAACATTAGCAGGAGATCCTACTTCTTCTTTACAGGCTGTTACAAAACAATATTTAGATACTGCTTTATTAAATCTAACATTATCAAGTGGTTCATATAATTCTGTCGCGTTTGATGCTGATTTTGCTAACAAATCTATTGATAGTCTAGCAGATGTTGATACCACAGGTGCTATTGCAGGGCGAGTTCTCAAGTATGATGGAACTAAATGGATTGCATCTGTTGACACTGACACAGATTCTTATGTAACTTCAGTTTCATTTAACTCTAGTACTGGAGTGTTGAATGTAAATAGATCAGATAATGTCACATTAACTGCTGATTTAAGCATGGGATTTGCAAGAACAGTAAATGGAATCTTGCCAGATGTAAATAGAAATATTGCAATTTCAATAACAAAAACCATGACTGGTTTAGATGTTGCAAAGCCTGCAACTGCTAATACTGGTGTTGTTTATGTGGTATCTGGTGAATCTAATGCAGAACTAAATGGAACTGCATATATTTATGTAGAATCAGTAGGTTGGAAAACAATCAAGTCATTTGATTCTGCTATGGCTGATTCTAGGTATGTAAATATTACAGGTGATACTCTTAATGGTCCATTAGTTCTTTCTGGAAATCCAACAACAGAGTTGCAAGCCGCAACTAAAGAATATGTAGATTTAAACTCCGGCAAAACTACTACATCTGCTTCATTAAATGCATCAACCGGTGTGTTAACACAAACAAGATCTGATAATACAACTTATACAGTTAATCTATTTACTGGTCTGGATGGCAGATATGTTAATACAACTGGTGATACTTTAACAGGACCTTTGCTTCTTGCATCTGATCCTACAACTGCTTTACAAGCTGCAACTAAACAGTATGTCGATACTGCAACATCATCTATTGGTGCTGGTACATTCTTACCTTTAGCTGGTGGTAGTCTAACTGGATTCCTTACATTACATAGTGATCCTACAACTGCTTTACAAGCTGCAACTAAACAGTATGTTGATACTAAACAAGCAGCTCTTGGGTATACACCAGTAAATAAAGCTGGTGATAATATGACTGGAGCTTTAACAGTTCCTTCTTTAACTTCTACTTCAACTGTTTCTGATATTGCCGGTGATTTAAGAGATGTGCCACAAAATAGCAAAACAGCTGCATATACATTAGTATTATCCGATAATGGTAAACACATCAGTACAACTTCTGGTGTTACAGTACCAGCATCTGTTTTTTCAGTAGGTGATACAGTCACAATTTATAATAACTCTGCGGCTAGCATTACTATTACGCAAGGTGCTTCAGTTATTCTTAGACAAGTAGCAACAACTAATACTGGTAATCGAACACTTGCGCAACGTGGTCTTGCCACTATTCTTTGTGTTGCAGCAAATGAGTTTGTTATTACTGGTGGAGGTCTATCTTAATGTCTGTTGTTAATGTGTTTCTAGGTTATGGTGGTGACAGACAATTCATTGAAGCAACTGGTGGTATTATCACGACAAGTGGTGACTTCAGGATACACACATTTACTGCATCTGATATATTTACTGTTAGCAAAGCACCAGATGGTGAGACAGTTGAATATCTAGTTATAGCAGGTGGTGGCGGCGGTGCAGTTGGCGGTGGTGGCGCCGGTGGTTATCGCACAAGTGAAGATGAAGGCAATCAAGCCATTACTGTAGGTGCACATACTGTTACTGTTGGTGCGGGAGGTGCGAGCAGTTCGTCTGGCAGTGATTCAAGTTGGAATGGTATTACTTCCATCGGTGGTGGCCGCGGTGGTGGGTTTAATAGCACTGGATTCACTGGAGGATCGGGAGGTGGTGGCGGTTCTCTTGCTGGTGGCACAGGAACAGCAGGTCAAGGCAACAGCGGCGGTTCTGGGATATACATACCCTCAGGCTACCTTTCCGGAGGTGGTGGTGGTGGTGCATTCGCGGCGGGTGAAAATTTCAATACTGACGGAGCAGGTTTTGCTGGTGACGGCGGCAACGGCCGTGCATCTTCAATTACAGGAACACCAGTCACGCGCGCTGGAGGCGGTGGTGGCGGGGCGACGATCGGCAGTACATACACCGGTACTGGTGGCGCTGGAGGCGGTGGCGGTGGCGGGAGCTATGTTGCCGGCGATGCGGCAGTCCCCAACACGGGTAGTGGTGGTGGTGGAAGCTGGGGTAGCAGTGGTGGCGTTGGTGGTAGCGGTATCATCGTTCTTCGATATAGATACAAGTAAGGTTAAAATATGGCACATTTTGCTGAGTTAAATAAAGATGATATTGTTTTGAGAGTCATCGTAGTAAACAATGAAAAAATAGTAAATACCAATAATATTGAAGAAGAATCCATAGGCATTGATTTTTGCCAGTCTCTTTTTGGCTCTGATACCCGCTGGGTTCAAACTTCATATAACAATAATTTCAGAAAAAGATATGCAGGAATTAGTTATAAATATAATGAAGAGTATGATGCTTTTATAGAACCAAAACCATATACTTCTTGGTTATTTGATGAAAATGATCTTTCTTGGATTGCACCAAAACCTCAACCTAATGATGACAATAATTATGTTTGGGATGAAGAAACAATATCTTGGATACAAGTTTAAACATGTGATAGAATGTTGATTTGTTTCTTCCACAGAATGAATAAGTTTAGTCTGGTTTAAATACTCTATAAACACTTGCCTACGGCAAGACCTACGGTCAGACTAGAAGTTTAAGTTTAGTTATTTAGTATTAAGTAGTTTAAACATATTCTAAACAGAATTAAAGATACTATTATTTTGTTTTGATAACTAATTATACCACATACTAGAATGTATGTCAACCCCTAAAATGAAGTTATGAACAACTAAGTTCTATTGACAATATTATTATGATTTGGTATAGTGTTAGTGACAATAAATGAGGTTCTTAATGTTTAGACATGCTGTAGATAAGCCAACAATTCCTGATTTGATTGCAGAAACATCTGAGACTGGTAGAGTTTATTCAACTCCTACTGGAGAGAAATATCCTTCAATAACAACTGTGTTAGGACATTTCTCCAAAAGTTCTATTATAGAATGGCAAAACAAGATTGGTATTGAAGAAGCAAATAAGATTTCCACACAAGCTGCTAGACGTGGAACTGCTATTCATTCCATTGCCGAAGATTATCTCAACAATAAAGTTGACTGGGCCAAGAAACTTCAACCTATAAATCTATATACCTTTAACTCATTGCGTAGAGTTATTGACAATCATGTTGATATGATTTACTATCAAGAGCAATCTGTTTATAGCCATAGACTTAAAACTGCTGGACGTATGGATTGTTTAGCAGAATGGGATGGCGAGTTAGCAGTTCTTGACTTTAAGACATCTCGCAAACCCAAAAAGAAAGAATGGATTGAAGATTCTTACTATCTGCAAGTATCTTTCTATGCTGCAGCATTGTATGAAATAGCAAACATAAAGGTGAAGAAAGGTATAGTTCTTGTATCAGTAGATAATGATGATGCTCAAGTATTTGAAGTAGATGTTATGGCTTATTTGCCAAGATTTATAGAACTTAGAAAACAATTTCCATATAAGGATTGACAATATGACTCAGCGCCAGCGGCCAGGCGATAGAAACTATGTTGACAACAAAACTTTTACTCTTGCACTTGATGAATATGCTGTTGCATGTCGAAAAGCAAATGAGACTAATCAACCAGAACCAAGGATGAGCGAATATATTGGTGCATGTATCTTAAAGATGTCTGAAAGGTTATCTTCAACTCCTAGGTTTAGAGGTTATACATATCGAGAAGAGATGATCGGCAATGCTATTGTTGCTGCAATGAAATATGCAAAAAACTTTGATGGCAGTAGATTCAATAATGGTTTTGCATATATTACGCAGATCCTCTTCTCCCATATGGTAATGACTATTAAGAAAGAAAAGAGGAACTATAATACTAACCTAGAAATGATTCAGCAGGCTCAACTTCAAGTATTTGGTTATGATGAAATGTCGCATGAAATTGCTGCTCATGCTCAAATGATAGCCGATCAAAAGCTTCAAGATCTTGAAAGTTCTAAGACTAATGTTGTAGGCGGTTTCAAACTTCGCAGTGGTTATTCTAAAGAAGAACGATCTAAGTTTAAGGGAACACCCATGGAAAGGAACACAGAGAATGGATGATCTAATCGGCAAGTTTATTATGATCGATGAAGAGAATTATTACACAATGGCTCATGTGTTATCTATTTTGACGGATGAATTGTTGCTAGTTGATTTTGTTCCTGTAGAAGATAAGACTGCTTATAGTGATTATGATGGCGTAAAGCCAAAGTCCATTATTCCCATAAATACTATATTGGAAGCTTCAGCTACATTTGTGTTTGAAACTCTTGAAGATTTAAAGAATTGGGAAAGTTATCTAAACGGCATTGATAATGTAAGTGGTGCTACTCCTAAGAAGGAAGCAAAAGTTCTGAACTTTAAAGTAATCGAGAACGAATAGCCAAAACCTCTCCTATAATAAATACATTTGACAATTATAGGAGAGGTTTCTTATGTTAACTTTTAAAGATTTCTTGAAAGAAAAGAAAGATTCAGATCCTTGCTGGAAAGGTTATGAACAATTCGGCTCAAAAAAGAAGAATGGAAAGACAGTTCCAAATTGTGTTCCAGTTAAGGAAGCCACATACAAAGGCCGAGATGTTCCTCTCAATAAACCTATGTCAGGTGATGTAAAGAAATCTAAAGTTTACGTAGACCCAGATGGTGACGGGAAGGCCAAAAAAGTAGAATTTGGATCTAAGACTATGTCGATTAAGAAGAATATTCCTGCACGAAAGAAGTCATTTAGAGCTCGACATGGTTGTGATGATCCTTCAGTACCTAAGCCAAAAGACAAAGCCAGGTACTGGAGTTGCAAAGCATGGTAGTGTAGGAGCTTCCCTTGAAGATATATATTTACGGGAAGAATGAAAAGCTTTCAAGAGAAGAGATTAGATCCGCAATCAAGTTCTTTGTGAACAAGTTAATACCCATTGAAGTTGCAGATCAACTTGTACTGAAAGTAAAGAATACTGATTCTTTTTACAATAATAGTATTATAGGTTACTGTTATCAAGACGAAAGATTTGATGACAATCAACACTTTATTGTTGAAATATCAAATAAGATTTCAAAACAAAAACAACTAAATACTTTAGCACATGAACTAGTTCACGTGAAGCAATATGCTTTGAGCGAAATGCAAGATTATGAAGATGATGCTAACAAATGTCTTTGGTATGGTAAATTATATGACTTTGATGAAGGTGGTGATGTTTACTGGGAATCTCCCTGGGAACTTGAAGCATATGGAAGAGCAATTGGTCTTGTAGAAATGCATAAAAAGTATTGTAAGATGGAAAAAAGAAATGATCGTAAATAAGTTCTCAAAATCAACTGGTGTTATGACCACTAGAATTTCGGACAACTTTATGTATAATGAAGATGTTCAAGTTCTGTATGGTGATAATATTGTTGCCATTAGACAATACAATGAAGCTGAAAAGAAGTATGAACTTATAACAGTATCACCGAAGATGTATGTTGAAATGATCTATGCATTTGAACTGCCAATCGGTGAGTATTTGTTTGACTTTGCTGAAAAAGAAACGGAATCGACCAAAACATAAGGATAGTTAAATGCGTTTAGATTTGTTGATTTTGTTTCTTATGTCATTTACTGTATTAGCATTTAGTATTACGTTGAATATTTATGTTTTGTATTTAATAGTAGGCATCGTAACTTTAGTATGTTCTATCTATTATTTCAATTTATTTCTTATCAGGACTGGTTTGTTTGAGTTTGACTATTACCAGATGGATATCATGCAATGGATGTTTAATGCTATACTTGTGATTATGCTATTCATAATGTGGCCTACTATGCCTATACTATCTGCATTGTGTGCCCCTGCTATTACCATTCTTATTCTCACATCTTTTGTACAATTGTTTACCTCACCTCCAGAACAAGAAGAAGATTCCGAAAAATAATGCAAAAAACTTCATTTTGCAGTTGACATCTATTTTGTGTGGTATAGTATCATTACATAAACTGAGGTCAACGGAGAACTAGAATGGCAAATATGATTTCTCTCTTTGAAGCAATTGAAGGTAAGATTGTTGTTGGATCAGATTCTTTTCTTGATTTCATTGTTGTGTGGAATGAATCTGCCACATTTAATGTATATTATAAGTGGGGTCCCGATAGTTACGAGTGTATTAAGACCATGACGGAATATGGCATCACTTCCCTTGCTCAAGCTAAAGCTGTTGCAAAAGATTTCTTCGACCACATTTATACAGAAGAATCGGAAGATCTTGGTTGACAACATATATTACTTGTGGTAATATTACCATATTGAATGGAGTTTAAAATGAAAGAACAATACATTGAAGAATTGATTAATCGTATTGGTAAACTCGTAAGTGAAGATGTTAGTTGGTTTGATGCATGTACAATCTACATTGAAGACAATCAGATTGATGCAGAAACTTTTGCAGAGATTGTAAATCAATCTCCATTTCTTCTATCTAAGATTATTGAATCTGTTAGAATTGCTAGAACAGTACAGTTTGATTATGCAGCATTACCAATCTGATTGTCATAATGAAAGAGTATTTAAGTGCTATACTACTTTCTTGGCACTTAAACGACACTTTCAAACAAAAAGTTATGACTACTTCAAGTATAATGGTAAGGTAAAGATTACTAAAACTTCATTTGAGAAAAGAAGAGACTTACATTTCTTTAATAGATTATCAAGAAATAAAGAATGGAGAGAACTAACTCTATCCAATCTCAGATATGATAGCAGTCTGTGGGCAAATGATTTGCTCACAGATGAAGCTAATTCTAAACTTATAGAGATGAAAAAAAGAAAACAAGCACTTCTATACCATTATTCAGAAGAACTTAAACTTCTGAATCCGAACTTTAATGATAACTTCATTCCTTCTGAAGGTCAACACCCTACGGCTTTAAAGTTATTCATTAAAGGAACTATTTCTTTGGAAACCATAGTGATTCTAAATCGACTTTTGAATTTAACTACAAAATGGGACAAGTTGATCGAAGATGATCTCATATGGCCTTCAAAGAAACTCATGATAAATAAGTTTGAGCCTTTCATGACATTTGATCATGACACGTTCAAGCAAAAAACTATTGACATATTCAACAATATATAGTACTATACACACCGGGCGTTATATTGCCCTTACAACAGACATACAAGGAGATATACTTATGTCATTTTCAGATCTAAAGAAGAAGTCTACAACATCATTCCAGAAGTTAAATGAACAACTTCAGAAGATGAATACTGGTTATACCGAATCAACCACTAATGATTACTGGTACCCAGAAGTAGATAAGGCAGGGAATGGTTATGCAGTCATTCGATTCCTTCCTGCACCAGAAGGTGAGGATCTTCCATTTGTTCGTATTTGGGATCATGGGTTTCAAGGACCAGGTGGTTGGTATCTTGAAAAGTCACTAACAACTCTTGGCAAGCCTGATCCGTGTACAGAATACAATTCCAAGCTTTGGAATGAAGATGGTTCTAATACTGCTAAGGAACAAGTTCGTAAGCAAAAGCGCCGACTGTCCTATCATGCAAACATTTATGTGATTAAGGATCCAGCAAAGCCAGAGAATGAAGGTAAGGTATTCCTTTATCGCTTTGGTAAGAAGATCTTTGATAAGTTAAATGATCTAATGAACCCACAGTTTCCAGATGAAGAACCCATCAATCCATTTGACTTTTGGAATGGTGCAAACTTCAATCTAAAGATGCGAAATGTCGAGGGTTATCGGAACTATGACAAGTCAGAGTTCAGCAAGCAATCACCTCTAGGTAGTGATGAGGAACTTGAAGTCATTTGGCAGCAACAAAAGTCACTGCAGGGTCTTATTGCAGCAGACAAGTTCAAGTCTTATGATGAACTTAAGACTCGCCTACATAAGGTTCTTCAACTAGATGGTAGCACTACATCTCGTATGTCAACTGATGAGGATGAACTTTCTATTGATACGCCGACTCTCAAGAAGGAAGTGCAGCCTAAGCAGATGACCGCAGACAAGCCAGGGTGGGCTACTAGTGCCACTGCCACTGCTAGCGACGAAGATGACTCGGATTTGGATTTTTTCAAAAATCTTGCTAAAGACTAATACTTACAGGAGGGGCCACAAACCCCTCCTTTTTTCTTATCTTGAATTCATAAATGCCCGCCAAGGATTTGCATTATCATACATGCTTGAAAATACGGGAATTGAACTGCCGCTTGTCGCTATAGGTGTAATTCTATTATTATTGCTGGTGCTTGGCGCAATTGTCGTTACTGGTGCGTTATTCACAATAATGTTAGGAGACAATGATCCAAATGGATTGGGTGCATTCTGATCTGCTCTTAGAAGATTACCAGCTGCTGTATTCTCTCTAGTACTCATATTACTAACTTCAGATATACTTCTTGACAGTTGACCTACATTAGATTCATTGGTTCTTTCAGGATTTAACATTTGATTAATTCTAGAAACTCTACCAGACATCTCATCAATGAATGTCATAGCTCTTAAACCACCTTCTGGTGGTATAAACTGATATGTTCCTCTTCCTCTATTTCTTTCAACAGTTGCTCTATCTCCAGTCCAAAGAGCTTCAATTGCAGGCAGGACTCTTATCATTTCTTTTATGAAATCATCTAAATCGGCAGCCATTCTTCTACCTTCAAACTTTATATTTCCGAATGAGCTTAGCGATTCTGCAATTTTTTGTAAAGCATTTCCTACTTGTATCAAAGAATCCGCTTTATCAGATAAAGTTAAAATTCTATCAAATGGATTATTAGCTCCAAAGAACTTAGCTATAGCTTCTCCTACAGAAGCCAATGTAGCAACAAATGATCCAGCTCCAAATGCAGCTAAACCTAAAGCAATTTTTGACATACCAGCGGCAAATTTACCTGCCTTTGATGACGGACCATCTCCATCACTTAAATCATCTGTTATAGATATTAGTGTTTGTACTCTATTTTTTATTAATGAAGCAAAGTCTGCAGTACCACTTGTGAATTTTGCATAAGCATCAGAAAATCCACTAATAGTATTGTTTATACCAGCACCCACACCAAATACAGCAAGACCAGTTGCTATTGAAGTCATGATACCCACAAAAGAACCTAAATCACCCACACCTTTAATATCTTCATTTATAGATAGTAGTGTTTGTACTCTATTTTTTATTAATGAAGCAAAATCTATTTCATTTGTAAACTTAGCATAAGCGTCTGATAAACCGCTGATAGCATTGCTTACACCAGCACCCACACCAAATACAGCAAGACCGGCACCTATTGAAGTCATTATGCCTAAAAATGATCCTAGTTCACTTATTCCTTTAATGTCTTCATTTATAGATAGCAATGTTTTTACATTACTTTTTACTTTTTCGGCCCAGTCATCTTTTGAAAAAAGATTTACTGCATTTACTAATCCTTGACCTGCACCAAACGAAATTAAACCAGCTCCGATTCCACCAAGAGCAATACTTAAAGCTCCACCACCAAGAATTAAAGAACTATTGCTTAAAGAATTATCATCTCCGATAGATAGCAATGTTTTTACATTACTTTTTACTTTTTCCGCCCAGTCATCTTTTGAAAAAAGATTTACCGCATTTACTATTCCTTGGCCTACACCAAATGAAATTAAACCAGCTCCTATTGCACTCATGGCTAAACCGAAAGTGCCACCTTCAACAAAAAACCCAAGAGCGCCTAATTTGTAATCATCTGTGATGGACAAAAGACTTTTTACATTTTTGGCAATCTTTTCTCCGTCAAAGGAAGCAAAAGCTGCAAGCCCTGCTACTCCAAGTAAACCTACTAATCCGGTTAAACCTGCAGCTTTGCCTAAATCAATCTTACTTGAAGATTGATTAGATGAATTTGTATTTGATTGATTATTACTTGAGTTACTATTAATACCCCTTAGAGATGTTTTGGGAATATTATAGTTTGTCGTTGACTTTACTTTAAGATTACTTCTAATATCTTTAAGGACATTAACAGTTATCACTGAAGCCTTAAGTATACTATTCATAATCGGAGAAGATTTTTTCAGCGTGGCAGAATCTGGGTTAGGAGTTTTTTCGTTTTCCATCTTTTTCTTTCTTATTACTGTTTATCTTTTCTTTGAATCCTCGATTTGTTTCTGAATCCTTGCAGATAACATTTCATAAAAAAGATCTCGTTCATAAGGTATCAGTGATTCTACATACTGAAGAGATTGATCATGTGCATGAGCTAATACAAATAAACTTTCATAATAAACACCTAACTTCATGTAACTCATGCTTAGATAAAAAAACTTTGTAACCCTTCAACAACATAAGTTTTCTGCTTACCCTCTTTGTTCTTGTAAGAAGTTTCAAACCTAATCTTGGGAATAGTATCAAAGAAAGACTTGATCTTCTTAATAGACTTTGAATCTAAACTATCAATAAACTCATCTATTTCTTTCTTCGAGAAATCTGCAAACTTATATGATTCACCAGATTCAGTCTCAACAAGTGCTTCAATACATGAAATCATAATATCAAAAGCACTAGTTGTGCTATCCGTCTTTTCATCTGCAAGAAGTAACATGCTATCAAGAGTAGGATACTTCATTACTAATGAATATGTATCATTTAATGTAACGACATTTGAATGATTTTTGTTCTTTACAATCTGAACTTTTTCTATGTCAAACTCTAATTGAACTTTTTCTCCAGTATCAGGGTCTTCAATCTCAAATGGAATAAGTTCACCAACAGACTTTGATCTCACTTTAAGCAAACAATACTCTAGATCAAACATAGGTTGATTCTTTGAATCAAATCCTTCAACACAGTTCTCAAGAATCTGTTTAATTGCAAGAATGATTTGATCTAGATCTTGGGATTCTTGTGCAATCAATAGAATCTTTTCTTCTTTTACTGAGAAAGGAACAAAAAAGGTTTTCTCTCCAGTAGAAGGAATAATAATAGGAAATCTCGGCCGTTCAATTCTAGGTAAACCCATGTTAAAACTCCATTATTAGAAATAGTTTCTCAAAACACTTCCCAAGTTATTTACTGAATTCTGAATTGCAGTAGCATCTCTAAGAAATTGTGATACTCCAGTTGTATTTATTAGACTTCCGACAGTATTATATGCAGAAGTATAACCCATCAAATTAACACCCATTCCCACATCAACCACATTTGAAACTGCACCTTCATCAGTAAATGCAGAGTATCTAAATACAATATCAGAAATATCTAATTCGTTCTGGCTTTGCCAACTTAAGTTATTATGACTTACTGATACAGGCCATGCTTCATAGAACTTATATCTGTGGATATGATTTGCACTGTGTGTTGAATAAACATCTACATCAATAGTACCACAGTATTCTTTCTTATAACCTAACTCATAAACCATCTGTCGATTATTTGATGCTAATGGTCCTTGTGCGGAATTATAATTATATACTAATTGCTGCCATTTATGAAAGAACTTTAATATATTCATTTCAGCATCAATCATAAATTCAGTATTAAGAGTATCGTTATCCATGTACATAGGATAAGCAATATTTGGACCAAAGCCAAGTCTCTTTACAGTTTGTATGTTCATCTGATAATCTGGAATCTTAACACTGCGGCAGAAAAACACCAAATCGTCTCTAGGTATATCCATCTCCATACCATTTGGTGGTGTTATTCTGACTACAAATAAATTGTTTAATGCTAAACCGTGTCTGTTTATCTTGGCTGAAAATTGTGAAATGTTAAAAGTCATTAAATATTTCCTCGGCTATCTTTCCAAACTGCACTCTTTTTGGCTTTTTCGAAGCTTTCAACTGGAAGGAATGTTGCAATAGGCCAAGCTGTTGTTTCTACTTTAATAAATCTTGATCTAAAATGGTTTCCAAGATATCGCTTAATACAAGGTTTAAAGTACTTGTAACGACTTGCAGATTTAAGTATGTCATAACTTATCTTCATCTTTGTTCTATCATTATA